GGTTTGGTTCATAATACAAACGAGGCAACCCAGTGAAGAAATAGCATTGGAAATCTTCGCCTGCCGCTGTATAAACATCATACGTACTCTTCAGTGTGTCCGCAGTATTACCTGTATAAAATAACCGGAGGTCAAAACTGTTTTCAAACGTGGTGGCTCCAGTATAATTCTGGGGCTTTCCAGGAGTGAAGCGAAACGGACTATAATAAGGAGTTTCGAATTCCAATGCACCGTTGATTGCATTGGTAGTCAAGGCAGTACCACGCATTCCAGGAAAAGGTGATCCATCGAAAGGTAAGCTATTTCCACCTCCAGTAAACCTAGCAACAATATCGTGTCTGGCTTCCTGGTTGTTTAAATAATCCGGCATGAGTTGTCTTGTCACGCGATACATAGGGGTGCCAATCTGCCATGGAACTCGCTGTACTTCTACACGATCTCCCCTAGTTTGAGGACCTCTAGGAACTAATTTGTAACGAATGGAACCTCTTGAACCGGAAAATGCCCATCTGACCCAATGCAACAACAAAGTGTTGCAATAATTGTAGTTACCCAAAACGTTTGGATCAACAGCACCTGCCACCCATCCCCTCAAATAAGGGAAGTTACAGAATCGCTGATTGATGATAGTGGGAACATCCAACTCCTTGGGTATCGAATTCCAGAGAGCGTAACGTTTCAAAAGAGGACGAAATGATACTATAGACTCACCAATGAAAACCTTGTTCAAATTGGGGTCTTCCGCTGGAGGCATTCCGATAACAACTGAAGAAGCTTGTTGTGGAGCATCCAGTTCTTCAGTGCTCTGGCTCTCAGTAACAATATCTCCCATTTGTGGGTCTAAAGGTACTGTATATCCTTTAGCAATGAAGCTCATGAAATAATCATCAGGAACTGCCACTTCAAAATCATCGCCTGCAGATACGAAGACATTAATTTGAATGTCATTAGTGACGGTGCTATTGGGGGTTGTAAGTTCGTTGACAACCACAACTCCAAGTACGCCATTGCCAATGCCCTTGGAGGTGTATCTAGTAGTGCTATACACCTCAGTTTGAGACTGATAAAATGGGCGGGCATGTTCCAAGAAATTGATTTCTTGTCCATTTCCAATTTCAATTGTAAAATCCTGTTCTTCAGCAATGTCAACAACTTTTAAATAGTTGGTGTTGTATTCAGAAAATCCCAAATAAGTGCTATCAGATATAAAATTTGGATCATACACTATCTTCAAGCGACCTTTATGGAAACTGGAACAAACAATTTGAAATCGATACTTAAGCGTACCCTTCCAATGCTTGAAAGGCAATGTAGCGAAAGCACATGCAGGAAAATGATACGAAGTAGGAAA